TTGGTTTCCAGCCTCGGCTTGCAGTGTTTTTGCCAGTAAATCTCGTTGTGTTAGTTCCATTTAAGCAAATGTTCCAATGGCAGTTAGAAAATCAAACAAACCGGGGTTGCCACTTTCTGTGACTGTTTGTTTTGGAAAACTACTAAGTAAGCCAGAACCAGTTTGCAAAGCCTGACCGGGATATCCTAAGTTAATCATTGTTTGCTGACGCCCAGCATCCAGCATTGCTTGCTGTGCAGCTTGCGCTCTAGCCGCCGCCGCTTGTTGCTGGTCTAAAGCGCGCATACCTTGACCAAACATAGTTGATCCAAGACCTCGCAAACCCGATGCGCCGCTCTGCTGATACCCCAATCCAGTAAATTGAGATTGCAAGTTTTGCATCCGTGCCGCTTGCTCTCTTGCAGCCGCCGCTTCAGCCGCCGACCGTTGCCCGGTAACGTCAAATTGTGCAGACTGCATTGCTTGATTGTATGCTTGCTGACGTTGATTAGCCGCCATGTCAGCCGCCATTCGTCCATATTGACCGTATGTCTCACCTTCAGCCAAACCAAAACGTGACCCGCCAAAAGCCCCCGCACTTGTAGCTTGAGCGCCTAAAGCGTTTAAAGCCTGTTCTCTTTGTCGAGCAATATCGGCTTCACCTCGCTGAATGACTTGCTCTGTATAAGGGTTCATATACTGAGCTGCGTCTGTCTGCGCCAATGAAGGGCTTTGCGTCTGACCAACCGCTTTCACCGTAGGTGCCTGAAAGTTAGCCATGCGGTTATATACGTCACCCGCTTGAGTTTGATATTGTTGAGCTTGCCCAAAAACGTTTGAACCAATCACTTTAAAAACCCTCCAAAGAAATCACCAACTTTTCCGAAATTACCTACGCCATCATCGCCGCCTCCTGAAAAAAATCCTGACGAAGGAGCCGCAGCATCAATAAAGCTATCGTTGTTTACATACCCGTATGTATTTGCACCCGGTGTTGTTTCCGGGAATAGTCCATAATGTGTTGCTAAAGCTGCAGCAGTTCCGTCAGAGTCGCTATTATTATACTGATTTCCGCCCCCGCCGCCGGGCATGGTTACAGGGGCGTTTGGATTAACATACCCATAAGAACGAGTGCCGGGTTCGCCAGTAACAGGGTCTCGGTAAAAAGATCGCAAGAAGTCGTATTGTCCCGGATACTGTTCTCCGTAAGCAGTTTCTATTTGCTCTTGGAATGGCTGACTACTGTAAGCCTCAACCCCGCCGACATTTACTGTAGGCATTGACGGAGGTGCAACCGTTCCTAAACCAAGAGAGCTAAGAAGATCATTTGTGCCGCTATACATTGCCTCAGGAGCAACAGCTTGATATTGCGGAACATTTACTGGGCCAGCGCTATATTGCTCCAACATTTGATTTAGAAAAAAGTTTCTTGCCGCTTTGGTTTGCGGATCAAGTTGGCCTGTTTGGTCTGGTGTACCAAATAAAAAATCCATTATGCCCATTTTATAACTCCGAACGGTTTAAACATTTATACCATATTTCTTGCACTTTAACACCCCTAGCCATTACCATGTCGAAAGCGATACACGTTTCCATATCGCAGAGGAGCCATTGTAAGAGTTTACACAAATATAAATGTAATTTGCATCCCAAGCCACCATCCCGCTTACGTCTCCGACTGCTCCTATATTTGAGTTAGGAGTTGCCTGTTTTGTTGCAAGTTGCCTAAAATCTCCATTTGCAGAAATGACCGCGTAACTATTTGTATCATCCCATAAAATTATTCCGTTTTCAGACGGGTTATCATCTGCCGTTTTAAAGTAAAGGCGTGGCAATTGTCGGCGCAAATAAGTTGTTAAGCTGTTACCCCAAGCTTTAATGTTATCGCCGATTGGTGGTAATACTGGTGCAACCATTATCTTTGCCCACCCGGTTTTGCATCAATTCTCATCGTACCAACTTTCCACGCAGAATATGGAGTGTCACCGTCAACGCGCATTTTAATTTGTCTTCCTGAAAATCTAACAGAAGTCGGATTGGCAGGAGCAAACGGCCCATGCGAATATTCTGTGTCATTTGGATAAAATTTACTTTTAAAGGTTAAGTTGACATCACCTTGCGTTTTTTCATCAGGTATCAAGTCAGTAACGTGCATGATATTATCACCTGCGCCAATGCTTATTGGACCAGTTTGTGCAAAAACAGCTTGCTGAGCACTAGAGGTTTCATACGAAACACCCACTTCATGGTCATATAGCGCACCACCTTCGTTCATTAGTAACGGGTACTCAAACACACCACGAGATGCACCTGTTGTTCGCGAAAGGTTGCCAATAAGCCAATGGTTTTCTTTATAATCAAATGCAACATAACGGTCTATTTCGTTGCTGTTTGACGATGGATAAAACCACCAGATTTCGCCAAACTGCCCATTAGTAAATGCCCAAGTTTTGCTTTTTTGCGATGTGTTTATATCGCCGAAAACATAATCGTGAACAGCGCAGGGAATTTCTGAAACTACGTTTCCATCAAACCGAAAGAAACCTCCATTGCCCATCCAAAACACGCCCATATCTACATCAGCCGCAGCCTTGCGTGATATAATACCACAGCTTGTACTTACACGCTCAAACCCAAAAACATATGGAGGGCCAACGTATGTGGCTGTGTGAGCGTCAATGTCAGTGATAATTAAAGTTTTTCCTCTAGTACGGATTGCAGTTTGTATCTGGCCAGATGTTTGCAGTTCAATATCACCAGCTTCGTTTGTGGTCGCGGGTGTCCAGCTTGTGTTGTTTTCGCGGTCGCACCACTGCACCTTGCGAGGGTTACCACCAGCTCCAAGTGCAAGAATAAAACGCTCCTCTGTAACTATTAGCCCAGCGTTATTTGTCGGTGCGTTAGAAATTGCTGCTGCATCTGCGCTTGCTCCAAGTTGCCATTCAAGTAAACGCCCATCAGCCGTTGAGCAAGCAACCAAATACTCGCCAAAATTATCTAACGACCAAGTGGTCGCCTCTACTAAATTTCCTGTTTCTGGGCGAGGTGTTCCATATGTACTAATTCCGTAAAACCCGTATCCGTATCCAACATTATATGCAGCGGTCTCTAAGCCATCGGTTAAGTCTGTGGGAGTTATATCATATGCTGTACCACCAGAAACCACTGCAAACAGCTCGTTAAAAGAACCAGCAGAAACATAACGAGTGCCATTGTTACTTTGCCAAGTGTGCATACTTCTTGGCGCATTCTGCGTAATGCTTGCAATGTTTCCATTAGAACGCCACCCACCAATTGGCCGAAGTGATCCGTCCCGCCAGCGAACAAGAGACCCGTCTTCCCAACGGCCAGTTGCATCTAAATCCGTGCCTGTTTTGTAAAATCCGGCTGGTATTTTTAAGGGTATTAAAGGCATTTTTACCTTACTCCGGTTGCGGCGGCCAAGAAATGTTGTTGGGAAACCCAGATTGTTGCGGAACATCAAGGAGAGCTTGACGATACACAGTCCACTCGTTCTGTTTATCTGAAGATAGAGATGCCCAGCGCAGTGGGTTGCTGACTACTACATCTACCTCCACTAACAAGCTGTCTCTCTCGGCCCTTACTTGGGCAGCTAAACCAGCATCAAGCTCTGCCTGTGTAGGAGCAACGTATGCACCAAAGTCTGTACCAACCAAAGCTAGGATGGCAGCGTTGTCTATGGTGGTGTCAGTGTCAGATGGGTCCACAGTGTAGGGTATCCAGCCGTATGTGGGGTGGTTGATCTCAACGTCCATGCCTAAATTATCAGACTGAAGTGACTGTGCGTTGCGCACTTCTGTTATTTGAATGCTCATTAGGAAATCCTCAAGAATATTGTGCCGCGACCATAAGTGCTAGTGCTATTGTAAGTCACAGAGCCCATAGCTCTCCATGTTCCTGACATCGTGGTATCTCCACGGGCCAAACCTGTCATATTTGCGTTATAAACATTGTTATTAACAGTTAAGTTTTGAATGGCATTAACGCCGCCGCTCTGCAATGAACTGCCAGACACTGAAGAGCCAGATGTCACTGAAGAACCATTCTTGACCAGAAAAGCATATGTTCCAACCGCGCCAAATGTTGTTGGCTGCGTATATAGGCTGGCCGCAGTAATAAAACCGCTATTGTTTGTTAGCTGACTTGTGGTTGTGGGAATGTTTGAGATTGACGCTGCTTGCGATGACGTAAGTAGCGAATATCCAGACTGAAAAGTTAAAGCTAACGTGCCGTTTGACGTTATAGGTGACCCAGAGACTGAAAAACCAGTGGGAGCCGTTAAAGCAACACTCGTAACCGATCCCGTTCCGACAGAAGCATTGATATATGTTTTTATGTCTGACAAAGCCACCTGTTTCATCGTGCCATTGTCATTAAAAACAACTCTATCAGCATCAACAACAGTCGTGGATGTCGCGCTAGTGTCTCCGTCTAATATGTTAATTTCTGTAGTTGATACCGAAAGCCCATCTAGCGAGTTTAATTCGGCGGCGGTGGCGGTTACCGCCGTTCCTCCAATTTTCCAAGAACCAGTAGTAAGGTTTGGCTCAATTGTTGTAACGCCATTCAAACCATCGCCAATATTGTCAAGTGTATTGTTAAGAATTAAGCCCCAACTGTCTTCTGACCCACCAATTGTCGGTTTTGTAATCGTCACAGCCATCTAAATCTCCTTTAAGCGGCAGTCTGCACAACGGTCCATGTGCCATTTATAGCAGAAACTTCATTCCATGTCTTGTTATCTATCTGCTGTAAGTCCCATAGGAAACGAACAGATGGCTCAACGGGAGCGCCCATTAAAATTTCATCACTAGCTAAAATATGCACTTGATTGAACGGGACGGGGTTAATCCGAGAAGTTGCAATAAGTTTATTTGGCTTTATGTGAGCAAGTTGCTGCACAACGATATTGTCGACGACAGCCGATCCTGCTGTAATTTTGGCAGGGGTTATTAATTGCTGCAATTCAACATTTGCGCTTTCGACAACAAATGTTGACGTTAAACTATTTGCTTGAAAAGCATAATTAACAGTTACAACAACGTCTTGAATATTGAGCGTTGATGTAAGACCAGCTATTGTGAAATTATGAACCTCAGTAATTGAAATGCTGTCTACTATTGGCACAATACTTAAGTTTTGAGCCGTAATAGCACCAGAAATTTCGATTGCCGCACTATCTATAATCGAAGTTATAGTAAGATCGTTAGGAATTAAGTGATGAACTGAAGTAACTATGGCAGTGTCAACGACCGCCGTTGTGCTTATATTGTTTGCATCAAAATTATAAACGCTGTTTAAGCCAATTGCATCCAAAACAGGAGCATTAGCGGTAATTTCTACAGCTGTAAGACTATACAAAAGTGATGAAACGACGCTGTCAACCAAAGGTGCGCTTAATGTAATTTCGTCACACGAAAATGAATATTGCGACGCAACATTTATAACATCAATAACTGGCGTTGAAGTTATATCGGATAAAGAGAAACTATGTTCGACTTGAATGGAAGCGTTATCAATTTGCGCATTTTGCGCCTCAATCGAATTAGCATTCAAGACGTGAGTTTGGTTCAAATTGGCTTGATCCACTGCCGGATTGCCAGCCGCAATATCAGACGCTACAAAGTTAAGCCCAAGTGCTTGAACCTGACTTGTTGCGCTTATTGGAGCAGAAGCTAGTGGACTAAAACCAAGCATAGTCGATCCTTACGGTTTAGTTGGGAAGTCGCCTTCATCCAAATTAGGCCAGTTGGAGTGGCTGGTGATGTCACGCAATGCCTGGCGGTAGGTTGTCATCGCTGCGTCCATCGTCACATCAGTGAGCGCAAAGTAATCTGTTGCATTAAGCAACTCGTCACGTTTCATGCGATTTTCTTGAGCTACTCTATCATCTAGCCTGGCCTGATGCGCAGCTTCTTGCTCCGCCTTAGTAATTGCATCGCCCTTTTCATCCGTCGTGTCTCGGAACATATCGCGGGCAACGTACTTCTCGACCCAATTTCCATTGGCGTCTTGCTCCACACCGTCCCTCACAGATATTTGGTATGCTCCCGTTGCGGCAGGTGGACTGCGTAGAACTGCATCCAAGTTAAGTGCATCAAGGGTTGCAGCCTTCCAAACTCTCGGCAGCGACATGTTGGGATTTAGAGCCCGCCATTGCCCTTGCGTTTTGACTACGCCTGTTGTTCTGTTTCTGTATTCACTCATTTGATTGATCCTTTCGTATGAGCTTGATTATGCGAGTGCATAGTAAATATAGTTTCCTGTCGGAAGTGCCGCACCGATCTCGAACCCAGAACTGTTGGGGTCAATTTCGTCAACATTTGTAACTTCTAATGCGTTACTGTTTAAAGACAGTCTGCTATCATTCCCGCTCACAATTCCTCGAGTCGAGTCGTAGGTGAGCCAGTTACCAGCCGCATCTGTCCGCTTCAACATTACAAGAGAGCTTCCGCTAGAAAATCCACAGTCAACAACAGTATTAGAGCCGGTTGTGTGTGCTATGCCTCCAACTTTTGATACACCATCCGCTGTGCCAAAGCAGAACATGATGTAATTGGCCGAGTTAGTATTGAGGCTAGTTGCCACACGAATGGTTGAAGCAGTTGGAGCCGTCCCATCCCAAATTGTTGACGAAGTAACCGCTGCGTCACTATTTAAGATCAGATGATAGTCCTCTGGCGAGGAGGCGTGTGCATCTTTGTGGTAGACGTACCAATCGTGGCTTGCTGTGTCTCTCTTCACCCACACCATCTCCGGTATCGTCTGGACGTCATGGTTCAACGTCCTAGCGCCTGTTCCTTTTCCCATATACATATGATGGTCAAAGAACGATCTTGCAGTTTTCCATAAGTACGCGACACCGGGGTTGTTGGAGGTGTTCAATGTAGCCGTACCAACGCCCTCGTTGTTGTCCCACCCAGTTGCAGCAATAGGTCCATTTCCTCCGATTGCATTGCTGTTGGTTTTTACCGCTTGGGTAGGCCAATCCCTAGTGCTGACAAACCAATCCGTTATGTACGAGGCTATACTCTTTGTAATTACCATATCCGTTGTGAAGCCAGACTTGTAATATGGCAGAGGTGTGCTTTCACCTACGTTATCGACCTTAAATACCTTCGTGACATCTGTAGGTTTGCCCATATTTCCGCGGCGGATCGCCATGTAAATATATTCATTATTGTTATAATTTAGCTGATTATTTCTAATCTGGAAGCCTGTGTTTTCTGTCTTCACCCAATGATTAGTGGTTTTTCGACCGCCATAACTGTCGGTGAACCAAACTGGGTTATATTGATTATATGCGTACTCGTTTGGTATCCCTGTCAGAGAATTCATCATATACCGCTTATCACCATAATCCTTTGGCGTGATCCATATACTTTGAGGACGAAAGCCTAGGTCAATCATAGCGCCATCATATTGGTCACCATTTCCGGTGTAGGTGCCGCATTTAATCATGTCTTGGTTGCTGTCGTCGCCGTGCGTTGAACCATCGTTATGGGCAAAGACATAATAAGTATATGTGGTATTGTTGCTGTTTACTTTGCCATCAGAACCGACTGTGAACTCGGTTGAAGTTGGGTCCACATAGCTGCTATTGTTTCCAAAAACGCTGTTACTTGAGCCTTTGGCGTAAGCAAGATTGAGATAATTCCAACTTGTTGTCCCAGCAAAGCCTCGATGCCAAAATGCCCAGTGGTTCCCAGAACTCTTCACCCAGATCATGCCTACAGTCCCATTCAGTCCATGGGTGATCGCCTGAGTGCTTCCATTTCCTGTGTACTGGCCGTGTGCAAAGAAATCATCAGCATTTCGCCATGTTTGACTGTAATATTCATAGCCACTGTAATTGCCTTGAAGATAGTTACCACTCGAAAGAGTGTAGCCATCTGTGTTAAATGTGGATAGGTTGTAGGTGGCTTCTGCTCCAGAAGACCCAAGGTCAAACTCCTTGGTGGCACCGCGTGTTGTATCTGTTAATACGCTTCGTGCTGCGCTGTTAGTGACATCCGATCTTGCTGTAAGCACAGCGCCGCCGTGCGTAGATAAGTCAACTCCGTTGGTTATAGTTTGTGTTGCTGACGTACCTGCGTAGCGATTAATTGAATAAACGTCCTCAATATTTAAGCCGCCAGAAGAGCCACTGCTGCTAACTGGCATTGTCTTTCGGATAGCTATGTATATATATTTTGACCCATTTACGTTTTCGTAATTGTTTGACGATGCACCAGTTTTCCATCCCGAACTATCCGTTTGAGCCCAGTTAGCGTATGTGAAGAATTGTGCTGCACCAACAAGATTTGGGTAAAGTGTTTCAGCGGTGCCAGAAGCAGTCATCCCCCTCGTTTGATCGTGGATTTTCCAATGGTCGTATTGTCCGCCGTTAGTAATTCTCTTTGTTAATATAAATTCGGCCTCAAAGCCAACATCGATGGTTCTAAGGGAAGTGCCATCGCCTGTATACACACCACATCTAATGATGTCTTGATCGGCATTTGCACCAAATATTCCATCTCCGTTATTATCTGCAAAGATATAGGCTACATATGTATGTCCATTAGTATTAAAAAAAGTAGAACTTGCACTGGAAACGTAGAAGTCTGTGGTAGTGGGTGCTGTCGAGGGAAAGGCACTATTTGGTTCCTCATTAACAGCACCGCTCATATTAAGGTTGTTTTCATTTGAAGATAGGTCTTTGTGCCAAACCCACCAAAAATCTAAATTACCACTGTTACTTGTACTTTTAATCATGATGCAGCCCACGTCATGATTTAGTGCGTGACCAATACTTCGACTATTTGTGCCGTCCCCGGTCCATGTTTGTACATCAAAGAACGATGCGTGCTTTTTAAATGACCAACCCACATAATTCTCGGTTGTGTCGTTTATTACGTTATGGGCTCCTATAGAAAAACCATCGGCATTAAAGGAAGTTAGACCTGTCGAATTAGTTACGCTTGCACTGTACGGCCAACCTGTTTTAAGTGCCTTAGTAGCTCCACGCTCAGTATCATAAAATTGGTGGTCTGTGGCAGCACTTCTGGACTTTAGCCACACCAAACCACCATCAGTTGCCATATCAAGGTTAGTTACAATTGACTGTGCAGAGCCCGTTCCCGTGTAAGTAGAAATGTTAAATACATCTTGAACATAGGTAGCAGAGCCACCACCGCTGCTTGATAGGGTCCAAGTGCCGTTCGTGTCGTATTGGTAGACCGTGTCGTTTGTGTTTCCAACAGCATACATTTTGGTTGCGTCTGGGTCAAAAGCAAGGCCGCGCGGAAAACCCATTTCGTTACTTAGATCGAAGTTTTTATTTGCATATGACCCACTTGATATGTCCCACGCAGTCGTGAGGTCATATTGTTTTATATCCGTTGCTATAGTGTCTTGCACAAATACTTGCGTCCCAGACGAATTAAAGTGAATTTGACTAAAGCCATAAGTCCGGTTACTGCCACTTGCGGTATAATTTGCGCTATTTGTCAGCTCTAAGAAGTTGTTGTAACTAGCGGTGCTTAAGTCGAACGCTGTTGATAAATCCCATTCAAATATACCGGGCTTATCCCCATACAGCGTATAGTTTTGAGCAGCAATATAAAATTTAGTTCCATCGGGTTTGAATGCTGCACCTCTGGGGACTTCATTTGTGCTGAAATGATGCAGGCTTTTACTATCTGCTGAAGCGGTACTCACATCGTAAGCGGTAGTGAGCGTATGTTGGTGGTATTTCGCGTTGTTGTGATCCAGATTATAAAGTTTAGTACCATTGTCCCCAAAGCAAAAAGACAACAGTGAGCCTTGAGCACTAGCAAGAGCATAATCAGAACTTGATCCATCGTATGATGCGGTTGTCACATCCCACGCCGTTGATAGACTATAAGTGAAGAATTTCTTAGTAGTAAAATCAGAGACAATCATCTTTGTGCCAGCAGGGTTAAAATCAACACCACTTGGGAAAGTCGCCTGAGATGAAACATCGTAACTTTTGTTTGCGTAGCTTGCGCCCGATATGTCGAGCGTAGAAGAGCCACTTCCGCCACCGCCGCCGCCGCCACCGCCGCCAGAACCTGTTGAAACACCAGCGGCAGCTGCGGTAAGTTTTTTAGTTGTCGCCATTGGTTTGCGCTCCTTATGCTAGTGCTTGACCAGCCGTAAAGCCTCGCCATGTGGTCCCACCGTCTCTTGTAGTGAAGACAAAGTAATCGACCGCATTTGCAGTTGCTGTAAGCGTGGGCGCGGTTCCCGAAGGCCAGGTCACAGTAGGCCATGTCACTGCGTGACCAGAGCCACCACTGTCTTGAATAATTTCGACGCTGAAAGTGTACGCCGTGCCACTGGCAGGGGGGTTTGTGAATGTGAACGTGGTGGCAGCGGAAAGCACTATACTAAATGAGTTTCCTGCCTCACAATCAACCGCTGGTGTTGCTCCAGACAGAGCGACATAAGTCTCATTGTAACTGTCAACAATCAATTCACCAGTAATGTCCACATCGCCCGTATACGTTGCGCCTAACTTTGCGTCTAGCTGAGTTTGTATTGCGGAAGTTACACCGTCAACATAGCCAAGCTCAGTTGCTGTGAGTGTAGCAGGAACTCCATCTAAAGTATTTAACTCCGCTGCGGTTGCCGTAACACTTAGGTCTGAAAGGGACGATACAGTGCCAGTGCCTTTTGCATCAAGTTGAGTCTGAATTGCGCTGGTAACGCCGTCAACATAGTTTAATTCAGCAGTAGAAAGTGTCGCTCCCGAAAGAATATTAAGCTCTGCCGCGGAGGCAGAAACGCCTAAATCAGACAAGTCATCAATAGCACCGACTTCAACTGATCCGCCCATATTTGAGTGGTTCGCACAGTAGTAAAAAAGATCATAAGGCGCATCTTGCTCCAAAGTCACTTCAACGTAAGCGCCCGCCGACCCAGCGGTCCCAACAGTTGTTATACCCGTTGTAAACGCACTTCCGCCGCCGTGCGTGCCGTTTGACGTTGTGCTTAATAAAAGAGGATGCGACGAATTCGAGCTATCAGATTGGTCAAACCGATATGTAAGAGAAGGGGTTAATCGCGCTGTTTGTTGCTGCGTTCCGTCTAAATAAAACTTACCGCCTGAGACTGTAACAGCAATTTCTGGCGCTGATAACTTTGCCGTCACATCTGTTGCTTTTGCAAGTGGAACACCGCCAGCCGTTGATCCGTCATG